GCCCCATCAGTAACTATATTAAAAGCACCCAAAATTATATTAGATGTTGCTCCCGCTTGGTTTGTTATACTCCAATTTTGCCCGACTTCCTTTACCGAGATGTTTGTTATAGATATATCTGTTATACCGCTATTTCTTAAAATTTCTAAAGATACTACACTTGCCTCAAAATAGTAAGTGTTATTACCTACAACACTCGGTATTTCATTACCAGATATTTTTAAACCCCCATTGTTATTTGAAACTATGTTATATGATAATTTATAGCTTTTACCAATAGTTAAAATGTTTGATTGAGATATTCCCGTTACTGCACTTGCGGTTACTATATTGGCTTGGTTTTCTGTTATAGTTGCCGTACCTATTAAATTCCAATTTTGTCCAACCTCTTTAACGCTTACGTTGTCTATTGATATACTTGAGTTTGTTGTAGCGTTTTGAAACAAGAAAATTTGATTAGATGTGTTTTTTATATAAATTGTATGTGTTACACCTAAATCAGTAGGAGCAGCTATAAAAGAACCACCAGCAGAATAATATTTAAAACTTGTAACTCCATTATTTTCTATTACTCGATATTGTAATTTATAAGTTTTATTTACTGTTACAACGTTTAAAGAAGATACGCCATCCGTTGCATAAGCCAATGCAGATGATTGGGATGCTGAATTTGTAAGTGTTAGTTTACCTCCCGATATTAATACATTTGACGTTTGAGAGTACCAACCTAAAGACCAAGATGTTGTACTTGGTATGCCATCAGTAGAAAAATCGCCATTTGTAATCTGCTCCGAACCCTCTTGACTAAAAGAACCATTAGTAACCTCCTCTGAACCTATTTGAGAGAAATCTCCGTTCTGTACTAAATTACTTGATAGTATTTGTACATCCTCAACAAGACCTTGAGCATTAACACGGGTCGCCGCAGATCCGCGGCTAAAGTCGAAATCTCCTGATTCATCATCAGGTATTACAGTTAATACTTTCGCATCATCGTAAGCGGTGGGCGTAAGAATTATGGAAGCTTTTTCTAGTAAATTAGCCATATTATTGTATATTTTCTATTGCAGTTAAAGTAGCTGTTGTACATCTTATGTTTTCGGAGTAGTCAGCTCTCGCTACTAAATCTGCTATTATTCCAGGCACTATTGTGCGAGGGCCATAAGGCCACCAAATACCATTACCTATTCCTAATCCCATATTACTTTATTGCTATAATGTCAGTTGCTGTCGTGTCTGTTGCAAGTACGTAGTCTACTATCACTGGTAAAAACGATCCGTTCGGTACGTTTTTAAATAAGACAGCTTCTGTTGCTGTAGGTAGTCCTGATCCTGCAGCTCCAACCACACCTGATAATATTACCTTAACATTACCACCTGTTCCTATATATAAACAAGAAGATTTTTGATTTGTAGCATAGCCTATAGTATCACTAGCTGTTACTACAGATGCTTCTGTACCAAAGTCTGGTTGATTTCCAAATTGTCCCATTATTGTATATTTTTATTATTCATTAATTTTCTACCTTTTTCCCAAGATCTTCCAACGAAATATGCTCCGTATGTTGTAACTAATAGTGTTTGGAATATTGGTATGTATTCTTTTGTTATTTTGAATTCCCCGATGTTTCCATCAAAGAATGCCAATGCTGTAAATATTACTGTAAGAAATATTAATACCGCAGGGCGAATGTTTTTAGAAAGGAAACTATCCGAATTCATATCGGCCTCCCATCTTGCTGTTACTTCTCTTTGAGCGTTAGCCTCAGCGTTTTCAAGTATTAGTTGTATTTGCCTTTGAGCTTCTAACTTCTCCTCTTTTGTTGTGGTGAACTTGTCAATAACATTACCAACTTCCTTGATAACACCACCGGTCAGCCATGAAAATATTTTGTTCATAATGTTTTTTTTAATAAATAGCCCTACAGATATTATTCTATAGGGCTATTGTAAATTATTAAGCTACCGCTAATGCTGTAATCTCAATACCCGCAGCTAATTGTACTTTAGCTTTGATCCCTCCAGGGTTAGCCGTCATAGCCGCGTTAATAGCGTTTAATACGTCAATACCCTTTGCGGCAGTTGTTGTAAGCAATACGTGTTTCTGCCCTGTTCCTAAAAACAATTTAACTGCGTTAGCAGCACTACAGAAAGCTGTTGATACATCTTCTACATTAATTAATTTTTTGCCAGCAACGTGAGCAGTTCCGCTTGTTACTGGAATTTCGATAAATTTTGCCATTTTTTGTGTTGGTGTTAGTGTTAGTGTTAGTGTTAGTGTTTGGCTTAGGTTTATACAGTCCTATTCTGTTAATATTTACCGCTTGCTTTTTTAGCAACCGGATTATCTTTTGTTAAGTTCTTGCGTTCTTGCTTATTGCTTTCTCCGCCTTGAGGCATTTTTCCTTTGCCCATCCCTTTTGTTGTAAAATCTTTTCCCATAATTATGATCTCATGTGTTTATGAATTGGGTGTGCCCCCTTTTTCATGTTATGCTCCGCATTTTTAGCATAGTTGCCCCTAGCTTTAGCCGTTAAATTTTCATTTGATGCCTCCTTAATGTCATAAGCAGTATCTGAACTTTTTGTTCCCATAGTTTTAGTTATTTATTTAGTTATTTAGCTCTTCTACGAGGAACACAGTTATTAACTTGTTTACCTCCTTTTGTTTTCATACCTTGTTTAACATAACCTTTCCAACAAGGAGTGGTTTTCTTTTTACCTTTCATATCTTACCTGGATTAGTTATTCTAAAGACAGGTTTTGCATCCCATCCGTTTCTTCCTTTTGAACCTTTAGTTCCCTGTATGGACGGCTTCATGTACTTACTAAGGCATCCGCAATTTTTTTTGTTCTTCATATTAACAGTTCCATTTTCTTCGTGCAGCTAATCCTCTTTCTGATTTCCAACTTTTAGATCTAGCGCAAAATGCCTTACGTCTTTTTGCAGCCTTACTACCTTTTTTAAGCTGAGAAGGAGGTGTAGTTACAGCAGTTTTTAATTTACTACCTGGATTATTTTTACGATAGGTTGCAACACCTTTAGCTGTCATTCCTCCACCTGCTTTTTTACCTTTACCTCTACCTTTTTTTACAGCGGCGTAATTGCCTTTAGATTTTTTACGTGAAGGAGCATTTCTTTCTGCTCTAGTAGATTTTTTCTTAGGAGCGGCTTTTTTTTTAGTAACAGCTTTCTTCTTAGGAGCAGCTTTTTTCTTTACTGGTTTTTTTGGTGTTGCCATAACTATTCTTTTGTTTTATCCCATCGTACTCTTGTCTTACGAATATCGTAATGTACGAATGTATTATATAATCCCAATCCTCCTTGTAGTACGTTTCCGTATTCAGCAAGCGTATCTATAACTTGGTATATAGCTTCTGGATTAGAATCATTAACTTGCAAATCTGCTGCTTTGCCTAGTATGTGTTGGCTGTTTGAAACTCCACCAACTTTTTTATTGTGACTTGAGCAACGATATGCGTTAGTAATATTTATTGGTAACCTTATAAAATCTCGAATATACTGTAATTGGCTTGCTAACTTTTGTATTTGTAAAAATACCTCGTTAGGCATTTCGCAACCACAATTGCATTCAAACTCTGATTTATTAAAGTTATTGGTAAGCTTCATTAATAACGACCTTTAGCGCACTGAGTGATTGGCTTAGCGTCATAAGTGGTTGGGTATTTTAATACTTGCATCCCGTTTTTACCAGATGAAGATCCTTTACCGTGAGGTCTACCTATCTGACTTAATGGTCCATCCCATAATGCGCTCTCACCTACTTGTCCTTGTGCTTTACCTGTTGCGTTTGGTATAATTTTGTTCATAATTATGCTATTTTATTGTTTAAAAATTCTGTACCCATACTTCTAATAGAGTCTTGGCGTTGTTCCTTAGTCCCATACATTTTTTCAGCTGCCATTTGAGAAGCTGATGCGATTGTATTTATAGGTTGTTGTATTTCCGGTTGAGCTACAACGTTTTCCATTGGATCTATTATATCTAATGCTTGTGGTATTTTTGTAGGATCCTGAATCATATCTATCTTGTTTTATCACTATTAACTTTACCTATTGCTGCAGCTAAAGTTTTATCACTATAAGATATTCTTTTCATCGCAGGGTTACGCCTCGTTGACGTAGGTATATCTTCTTTACCCAACATTATTCTGTACATCTGTTGGATTATGTTTTTCATTCGTAAACTAATTTTGTATAGACTATAGCTCTTATCTGAACGGCTACCAGTAAAACCTCTGTATTTTACAATCCAGCCATCTTTAAGCAGTCTATTCCATCTCCTATTGTCCCAAGAGTATATTAACGTGCCATCTTCAAAATCGCGCTTTCTAAACTCTCCTAAACAATCAAAATAAATTAACAACTCAATATCAGCGTGATTTAAACCAGTTTTTTTAGCAACCCATCTTCTTATGATTCTGTAATGCTTTAACAACCCGATCTCTCTTAAATCCTGCCCTGTTAATTCTCTCATAAAACAAAAACTACATCTTGCGCTTTAATAACGTGATATGTTTGTCTATCAAGCTCTATCTTATGTCCGGCGTGTCTATCGTAATAGATTACATCGTCTTTATTTATTCCATCGCATTCAGATCCCGTTGATACAACTGTAGCTTCTACGTATCTTATATCTTCTCTGTGTGCTTCTGAAAGAAGTAAACCACCTTTTGTTTCAGTGATACCTTCTTTTAATTTGTTTATTATTATGTTTCTACCTATTGCTTTCATATTATCCTCTTACGTTAGACATAACACAGTTAGTTGACATTATAGTCGAAGCAACTGATGCAGCATTCTTTAAAGCTGATTTTGTAACCAATACAGGATCTATAATTCCTGCTTTGAACATATTAACTATTTTACCATTTTTAACGTCTATACCGAAATCTTTTTTATCGATGTTTTGATATTCGATTCCCGCATTAGCCATTATGGTCTTGCAAGGGTATAATAAAGCTTTTAAAACTAATACTTCTGCTTCTGTGACCGGTTTAATCTTTTTACTAACCGATACTAAAGCTATTCCTCCTCCAGCAACAACTCCTTCTTTAATAGCAGCTTTAGTTGCACATATCGCATCTTCAACTCTATCTTTCTTTTCGTTCAGCTCTACATCAGAATTACCACCTACTTTTACTACAGCTAATTTAGCTGCTAGCATTGCTAATCTTTTTTCTAGCTTAATTACTTTACCACTATTTGTTTCGCAAAGCAACTCTCCTTTTATATTTTCTATTATATCTTGCACTTCTACAGATAGCTCTTCACCTATTTGAAAAACCGTGTCTCTAAAAGTTGATACTGCTTTTAAGCACGTACCTAAACAAGAAAGATCAATTAAATCTAAATCGTCACCTAAGTTCTCACTTATAACCGTAGCTCCTGTTAATAAAGCTAAGTCATCAAATATTTCTTTTCTATTTACCCCGTGAGTTGGCGCAGGAACTATATTTACTTTTATAGAACCTTTGTTTTTATTCATTGCTAATGCTGCTGCAACTTTTGCGTCAACATCGCCTACGATAAGTAACGGTATGTTATTTTTTATTACGTGTTCAAGTATTGTTTGTATCTGTCTGATACTATCAACTGCTGAATCCACAAGTAATATCTTAGGGTTAACAAGTTCCGCTGTATTTGCAGCTGCGTTTGTTACAAAGTGATTATTAGTAAAACCTTTTTCATACTGAACTCCCTCTACAACCTCTATACTTGTTTCTCCGTCTTGTGATGTTTCCATCATAACAACTCCTGTTAAATCTACAGCTCTATAAGCATCTGCAATTAACTTACCTAGTATAGGATCGTTATTCGTAGATATAGTAGCTACTTCATCAATCATTTTTTCTGAAACGGGCTTACTGCATTTATCTAAGTAGTTTAAAGCTTTGTCTGTTACAGTTTTTATAGCTTCTCTAATTTCTCTGTTATTAAACTTTAAGTCAGAGTCATTAAATTCTTTTAGTATTGCGTGAGCCAATACTGTAGCTGTAGTAGTTCCATCACCTGCTTCTTCTACTGTTCTTCTTGCTGCTTGCTTAACTAGCGAAGCTCCCATGTTTTCCACAGGATCTAACAACACGGATAATTCCGCGACGGTTACACCATCTTTTGTTATAACTGGTATTCCTTGAGCATCTTCAAAAATAACGCAATCACCACCAGCCCCTAATGTGGAAGCTACGGCTCTGGTCAATTTCTCAATACCCTTAAATACTTTATCTTTACCCTCGTTACCGAAGCTAAACTCTTTTACTATTTGATTCATTAAATTAGATTTTATTATATAATCACATGTAATTTTAAAAAGCTACACGTTTATTCCGTTTATTACTAATTAGTAGGCGGAATAGGCTGCCCTATTATCAGCGATAAAGACGTTGGATTAACTTGTGCCTCTATCATGTTGAATATACTAAGCTCTAGCGCTGCTACCGCTTCTGGTCCCATTGCTGTTATA